GACCGTGGTCGGATCGGCGGCCGTGGCGGTCGCCCGCCATTCGCCGCCCTCCAGCATCGCCGTCTTGTGGTGTTCCGCGATTGCCGCGTCGCAGCCCTCGCAATGATACTCGGCCGTCTCCGGGCGGCCCTTCTGCCAGCGCAGCCGGTCGAACTTCAGCCACTGCATCGCCCCGCAATGCGGGCATGGCGCGAAGAACCGCCGCTGGTCGGACGCCTCGAACTCCCGCTCGATGCGCGACAGCCCCCGGATCGTGGGCGTCGAGACCAGCAGCACCTTGCGCCGATGGGCGAAGGTCAGCGACCGGGCCTCGGCCAGCGTGACCGGATCGCCTTCCTCGTCGGCGGAGGCCGGATAGGCGTCGACCTCGTCGAGGAAGATGTAGCGCGCCGGGGTCGAGCGCAGCCCGACCGCCGAGTTGGCACCCGTCATGATCAGGATGCCGCCCGCGAATTCCTTTGACAGCATCGTGTTGCCCGCGTCGCGCGAGCGCGCCGGTTTGACCCTCTCCCGCAGCTCCGGGCTTTCGTCGATCAGCGGGTCGATCCGCTGGCGCGAGTTGCGCTTGGCCAGTTCCACCGTGGGCTGGACCGCCAGCATCGGCCCCGGCGCCTGGTGGATGGCGAACCCGATCCAGTTGTTGCCCGCCTCGGTCGCGCCGACCTGCGCGGCCTTCATGAACACGATCCGCTGGGTCGGATCGCCGGGGCTCAGCCGGTCCATGATCTCGCGCATGTAGGGCGTGCGCACCGTGCGATACCGCCCGGGCTCGGCCGAGGCGCGGCCCGAGAGCATCCGGTGCCGGTCCGCCCATTCCGAAACGGTCAGGTCCGGGTCGGGCCGCAGCCCGTTGCCCCAGGCGCGCAGGATCTCGCCCGCGCCATCGAAGTCCGTCAGCGCGTCATCTTCACCGGAAGTCGGGCCGGACCTCGGCGAGTTCGTCGAGGTGGGCGCGTACATGTCTCTCCAGCACCTTCTGCATCGCGGCTGGCTCCACGGCGATCTGCTGGCCCGTCGCGTCGCTGCACGAGGCCGAGAGCTCGGCCGCCATCAGCGCCGCCGCGCGCGCGGGCCAGTTCACCCATGCGTCCCGTTCCTCGCGCGCGAGGCGGAACACCAGCGCCAGCGCGCGGGCCCGCTCGATCAACTCCCCCTTCAGCCTCTGGAGCCGGATGCGCCGCTCCTGCGCCTTCAGCACCTCGTTCGCGGTCTTCGCCTGCAGGAAGGTCGTGCCGCCGCCCACCGCCGGGACCGCCAGACCCTGTTCGCGCAGCGTGTCGCCGACGGCGGCCACCGCTGCCTCGGGAACGGGCTTCAGCTTCGGCGCGGGCGGCTTGCGGGTCTTGGACGGGTCGGTCGTTTCCGCCCGCCTCGCGTCGCTGGCCGCCGCGTTGATGCTGCCGTCGGGATAGAGAACCAGCCGCTCGGCCGTCTTCGCCTTCTGGATCGCGCCGCGCGACAGCCCGACATGGGCGGCGTACTGGCGCTCGCTCATGCCCTGCATCTGCGGCTCCGATTATCGTTCTACATCATGTGCTTATCGAGTTGATAAGCGGCGCGGACAGAGCGAACGTCGATCCCACAAGGACGATGCAACTCAACAAGGAGCCACCCCGATGACTCGCCGCGCCGCTGACAATTCCAAGGCCCTCGACGCCTTTATCGCCGCGAAGACCGAGATCGACGCGGTGCTGGAGCGGCTCGCCGCCCTCAGCGCGGACCATTTCGAGACCAGCCCCAACGAGATCAACTGGGACCATGTCGGCACCCTGAACCACTACCGCGCCAAGCTGCGCGAGGTCACCGACATGGCCTTCAGCGAAGGCGAACACGCCGAGTAAGACGACCAGCTCCCGGTCCCGCCCGCTGAATGGCGGGCTCGACCTCGTAGAAGTGCCCGCATTTCGCGCGCCCCGATACGGGAGACGACGATGACCAAACTTTCCGACACCCAACTCGTGATCCTCAGCGCCGCCGCGCAGCGCGAGGATCGCAACGTCCTGCCACTCCCCGGCTCGCTTCGCGGTGGCGCCGCCGCCAAGGTGGTTGGCGCACTGCTCTCGCGCAGGCTGATCGCGGAGACGGTGACCGACAGCCAGACCAAGGCCGACGCCGCGCTAAACCGGATCTGGCGCAACGACGAGGACGGGCGCGCCATCCTCCTGCACATCACCGAGGCAGGCCTTTCCGCCATCGGCATCGAGCCCGACGACGCGAACCCCGCGCCTGCGGGCGCGACGGAAGCGCCGAGCGCGGAGGCCCCGCAGGACGCTCCAGCCGAAGCCGACCCGGCGCCTAAGGCGCACACGCCGCGCACGGGCACGAAGCAGGCCAAGCTGATCGAGATGCTTCGCGCCGAGGGTGGCGCGACCATCGACGAGATCGTCGCCGAAACGGGGTGGCAGCCGCACACGGTGCGCGGCGCCTTCGCCGGGGCGCTCAAGAAGAAGCTCGGACTCGAAGTCACCTCCGAGAAGGTCGAGGGCCGGGGCCGGGTCTACAGCCTGCCGCACAACTGACACCGCTCGCAATGCAGGTCTCAATGCCGCCGTCCCACATGGGGCGGCGGCTTCCGCGTCTCAGAGCGAGATGCTCCAGTAGTCGAGCACCTTGCGGACATCATCCCGAGGATAGTGCGGGCCAGCCGATGCCAGATCATTGCGAATGGCGGCCTTCCTGCGGTCGGCCGCATCCTTGATCCGCTTTGAGAACTTGGCCGTCCCGAGGGGGAGCGAGGTCCGGTCGGGCTTCGGCCAGCTCTTCGGATACGCGTCCCAGTTCTCCCATTCGGCAACCTGACCAGCGATGCCCGCGACATCTTCATGATCGCAGGACCAGCCGTAGAGGTGGAGCGCACAGACGCGAAGCATCATCTTCACGTCGGCCATCACGTCAGTGAACGCCTTCAGCGGCGTAGGCAGCAGGACCATGTTCGCGACGCAGGAGAAGAAGCGTCTGTCCTGAACCACAGCGTTGCTGACCTGGAAGAGAGCATCATCGACGCCCCAGATGTGGCAGCACGACCAGTTCGGTCGTTCCCCGGCCCGCAGGCCGAGAGCCAGCGTCAGCGCCTTATTCGCGTGCACGTTTCCTTCGGGTTTGTGGATGCTGACGCCCGTCTGGCGGTTGCGGTTCATCTGCGGCTCGGACCAGTTGGATTTGTAGAACAAGCCACGCCGCGCATGCTCAGGATACCAGACCGGCAGATAATTGAACGTCTTCGGGTCGACCCATCGCGCTGTCCGCTCAATCAGTCCCATCACATCCGAAAGGCTGAGTTCCCGCCGCAGGGCCTCGAGGCCATCCGGAAGCGTATCCGCGCTGGTCGTTTGCTCGTTGGCGTCCTTCAAGATTTCGATCCCCATCCATACGCCTGGACGGGAAGCATTTCAGGCCCATCCCCATCTTCGGGAAACCATAGGATCTGAACAGTATCGCGGCAATGCTAAGCCCCTGCATGTGGTCAGCTGGATCGGCTCTGATTTGACGCGACGCGGACCGCCTCGAACAGCCGTCGCAGGGCGAAGGACCGTGCGATGCTCACCCCGGTGAAGACCGCGCCCATCTGCAGATTCTGCGCTAGCGTGGTGTGCAAGCCGAAGATCGGAAAGATCAGGATCTGCGTGACGACGGCGACGCCGTAGCCGATGATGACGTTGGCGACGGACTCGACCAGCGACATGAGGCGCGATTGCTTCATGCTGCAGTCTTTCGCTTTCGCGCGGGTTCGGTGGCAGCGTCCGTTTCCGGCGCGCCTGCCGGGGGAGCGGCATCGTCGCCCAGCCGCTCGGTTCTCACCTGCGCAAAGGTCCGACCGTCGCCGTCGAGGATCGCGTCGCGGCCGGTCTCGGCTTGCCAACGATCCACGGCGACGTCGACATAGGCGGGGCTGATCTCCATCGCGAAGACGCGGCGGCCGTTGGCCTCACCCGCCATGATTTGCGAGCCGGAGCCCGAGAAAGGCTCGAAGCAGAGGCCGCCGCGGGCGACGTGCTGGAGCATCGGGATTCCGAAAGCGTCCAGCGGCTTCGGCGTCGGATGGTCAGGCCGGTCGTCCTTGGCGAAGGACGGCATCTCCCAGGTCGAGGGCAGCGTCTGCTCGGCCACCTTCGGCGGGCGGTTCGGGCGGCGCCAGCCCATGAAGCAGGGCTCGTGTTTCCACAGGTAATGCGATCGGGTCAGGACGCCGCGGTCCTTCACCCAGATGATCTGCTGATGCACGAAGGCGCCAGCCTTCTCCCAGCAGGCTTCAAGCATCGCCTGCCGGCGCGATGCGTGCCAGCAGTACCAAGCCGCGTCGTCGGTGATCGCCTCGGCGACGGCTGCAGCGATGAAGCCGTCGTAGAGTTCCGCGCCTTGCGAACTGTCGTCCCAGGTCGTGCCGTAGGACGCCGACCAGTCCTTGTTCCGCGTAGGATGGTTCGAACCGTCGTAGTCGACGAGATAGGGCGGGTCAGTCGCGAACAGCACGGCGCGCTCGCCATTCATCAGGCGGCGCACATCGGCCGCGCTGGTGCTGTCGCCGCACAGCAGGCGATGGTCGCCAAGGATCCAGAGATCGCCCGTGCGCGATGCCGGATTGCGCGGCGGCTCGGGGATGGTCACCGGCGGCACGGAGCCCCCGGCGCCACCTTCTTCACCGCCGTCTTCCGCGACGTAGGCCAGCAGCTTGTCCAACTCGCCATCGGAGAACCCGACCAGCGACAGGTCGAAATCCTCGGCCAAGAGGTCGTTCAGTTCCGCCGACAGCAGTGCCTCGTCCCAGCTGCCGAGTTCCGTCAGCTTGTTGTCCGCGATCCGGTAAGCCCGGCGCTGTGCCTCGGTCAGATGGCCCAGCACGATCACCGGCGCTTCGGTCAGTCCAAGCTGCGTCGCAGCCAGCACCCGGCCATGGCCCGCGATCAGCTCCCCGTCCTCTGCGACGAGGCAGGGCACTGTCCAACCGAACTCGGCCATGCTGGCGGCGATCTTCGCGACCTGGTCCGCGCCGTGCGCCTTCGCGTTCTTCGCGTAGGGCTGGAGGCGCGACAGCGGCCACGTTTCGATCGCTTCCGGGGCGAAACTCAGCGTCATGGTGGGCAAGGTTCCTCGGTCGGGTGGATGCCGGTGGCTTCCGGACTCCAGATGCCGTGCTGGACTCCACGCGGGGTCCAGCGGCCACCAGCGTTGTCCGGTGCGGAAAACTTGTGTTCGTTGGTGTTCGCGTGAGGCGTGAGTGGGTCCGGCTTCCGGGTGGCTTCCCAAAAATCCGGCCCAGTCGCTGGCGATGTCCCGCGCTTCGCCCGCCAGCATACGATTTCCGCCAGGAAGGACCCGCGAACTCGTATGCTCAGGCGATGTTGGCGTGACCGGGCGTCGATCCGTTACGAAAGGATCGGCGCGGATCCTTTACTTGGATCGGTTCCAGCGAAAGGATCCGTGCGCTCGTGATCGCGACGCGCGCCTCTTCCGAGGATAGCCAGAATCTACCCAAGGAGCGGGGGTTTCGTCTCTTCGAAAAGTGTCCGGCGGACATCTTCCGCCTCGCTTAGCAAGATTGCGATCACTCGCCGAGGAGCGCTCGCAGATCTTTCATCAGCAGGAAGAGGTGATACGGGTCAGTTGGACTCGGCTCGAAGTCGAACTGCTCGTACCAGGCGCGCGCTTCATCGTCCTTAGCATGCACGAGCAGCGCTCGGATACCTGCAATGTCGGCAGCTTGAGCCGTGCGCAGCAGTGCATCCTTGAGCAACGCCTTGCCCAGCCCCTTTCCCTGCTCGGATCGGTCGATTGCAAGGCGAGCGAGGAGCATCACCGGGATCGGATGACGGGCAAGCCCCTTGCTGACTCGACCGGGTGCATCGGCATGTTCGACGGCGCCGACCGCGAGGCTGTAATAGCCCGTGACGCGCTGCCCTTCGCGACAGACGACATAGGTCTGGGCGCTGCCCGCTTTCTGGTTGACCAGAGCGTGGCGTTGCAGGAATCGATCGAGAGGTTCTTTGCCGCAATCAAACGCGTCGACGTCGTGGGAGGCATCGAGCTTTCGGACGGCAGAGAACGATTGGTTCTCCGCCGTCACTCAAGCACGCTCTTTTCGGCGAGCAGTTTGGCGAGGCGCGGCTTGCTCCGCACAGGACGGTCGAGAACATCCTGGAAGGCTTGCCACTGGGCATCATCCAGCCGGAACATGCGGCGATCGATCAGCGCTTCCTCAGCAGCGTTGATGCCGGCCTCGAGCAGGAACTCTGTCACGTTCTTATGCGAAAACGTGGCGGCACGCTGCAGCAGCGCCTTCGTATTCTGCGTGGTGCGCACTTCGATACGCTCGGACTTTTGCGCCATGGAATCCGAAGCTCTCGCATCACGACCGACAACAACAGTCTCGCGAATCCGACCATCCCGAGCGTGGATTTTGAGCTCAAAGCCTGAGCTTTGACTGACCTCTCTTGCGCGCGATATTGCTTCAGCTTTCGTAGCAAATTGTGCCGTTGCACGGCTAGAGCCTTCTTTTCGCACTTCCCAGCCGCCCTTCTTGGCGGGCAGGACGTGGTAGGCACCGGACGTCGCGAGCCCCTTAATCCGGGCGGCAGCTCGCGCTTTTCCTTCCGTTTTCTGATTTCGCTTGTTCATGGACGTAGCCATCCTTAACCTCATGTCACTCATATAGCATCCGTACACTGTCCGGACAATACCTCTGCCGCGTCGGGGAGCTCGGCTCACTCCCCGGCCTTAACCATTTCAACGACATAGCGCCTCGATCGCCGGTTCGGAACGTGGCGACGGTTCAGACGGCACGCGATCACGCACAGCGCATATAGCCAGCGCTCGTGGGCCGCCGACCGCTGAAGTCCAACCGTCCAGCAGATCGTTTTCCAACGCTCGCCGTGCGCACGCAGCCAGATGATCTTGCCGTCAACAGGGTCGAGCCCCACCGTCCAGCTCAGCGTCTCCTCCATCCGGCTGATGGCGGCGGGCGACGGCACGATGTGCATTGGCTTGGGCCGCTGTCCAACCTTGTCGGCGAAGTCATGGACGACCTCCGGCCATGTGCTGAAGTATCCCTGTCGCTGCGGTTTGGGCAGTCGCTTGAGCACGTAAGCGGCTTCCGCCAAACGTTCCTCGACGAGGCTCGGTGTCCACTCGGTCATCGGCGCGCGTCCTTCGTATGATCGCGATCGCCATAGAGCTTCTCGCCGAGTTGCCGGATCAGTTCGCGTTCGGGCCAGGTCAGCCGGTCATCATCGAGCGACACCGGGAGGACGCGCTGCTCGCGCCAGCCCTCGCGCTTGACCTCTTCGGGGCTGCGGCGCTGGCCGCCATAACCTCGTGGCGCCCACCTCACAGCACACCTCCCCGGGTCTCCATGGCCCAGAGCAGGATTGCGATCGCATCAGCCTCATTGTCGTCGGCAGGCCGGAACCCGCGCTCGCGCATCGCTGCAAGCACGGCTTCCTTGCCGGCGTTTCCCTTGCCGGTGGCGAACCGCTTGATGGTGCCGACCGGGACGCCCTGATAGGCGACGCCTTCGCGCTCGCACCAGGACGTCAACGTTGCCAGAAACCCGCCGTAGAGGTGGGCGGCGTCGGTCCCGATGTGACGCCGGACCTCCTCGAAATAGATCGAGGCCAGCCCACCGCTGTCGTCGGCCAGCTGTTCGAGCCAGTGCTGGAAGCGCAGATACCGCATGCCGCCGCCGTCGTAGCGCCCGGTCCGGAAGGCCGCGGTGCCACTGTGAACGATCCCGTTGACCAGGCTCGCCCAGCCGGTGGTGGTCCCGAGGTCGAGAGCGAGAATGGTGCTGCCGGCAGAAGCGGAAGCAACATGCATGGGAGAGAGGTCGGCTCGAGGGACGGGTAATGGATCCATGTTCATGCGGCTTTATCCTTCGCGTGTGCTATCGGGGATGAGAGGTCCGGCACGCCATGCGCACGCGAAGCCCCTGGGGGTGGGCGAGGGAGAACCCGCCTGCGGCGTTCTCCCCACCCCTGAAGGGGGTGGCTTTCACCCCCACAACTTGGAAGGTCAGACAAATCACTGAGATCGCTGGGAAATGGCATGTTGGGGGTGGGCCGGAGAGCCGTCGCGTTCCCAACTTGAAACTGCGCAGCCCATGGGGATCGTGCGAGCAGCAGCGCAGTTAGTTGGGAGAGGTCTTCCCAACTTGATGCTGCGCAACAGCGGGCGGCCGTGCGGAAGGGAGCGCAGGTAGTTGGGCGCTGCTTTCCCAACTTCCCCAACTTGAAGCTGCGCAAGTCTGCGCATGATGTGGATCGGTGGAGGGCGATCATTCGGCGCCCTCCGGATAGACCCAGACGCCAGGGCTCTCCACGGGAAGAGCGGCACCGGTCTGAGGGCACTTGTACGTGCTGGGCAGGACCGGTATCCGCTCAGTAATGAGCTCGCCGGTCTCGAGATCGGCCGCCTCTTCACCGGTCGGGAACACCATGTCCTCGACGCAGAGATACCCGAACTTCGACTTCGAGGTGGGCAGACCGAAGGGTGCGCCGTCCCGGACGAACTTGATGAAACCTTTGGTGGCGAGCACGCTGATTCGCTCGCGGATCGTGTCCTTGCCGCCGAGCCCGGCGCGGTTCTCGAAGCTCTCGGCGAACTGCAGCGCCGTGTAGAGCCGCCCGCCTTGCGCTTCATCGAAGAGTAATTGAAGGATGACGTCGTGCTTGCGGACGCGCTCGGCGTCGAGCTTTTCGCCAAACTCGCGCCGGACGATCCGTTCCCCGGAGCGGTCGACCTCGACCCAGCGTCCACCGGCCTTGTCGACGACCATGGGCTCGATGCCCGGCCCATTGCGCAGTTCGAAATGCAACATCCGCTCCGGGCGCTCCTCGTCGGGCCGGTGCATGATGATGCCGGAGCTGTAGAAGCTGCGGAGCGATCCGGCGCCCGAGAGCGCCATGAACGGATCTTCCACCAGCTGCTTTTTGGTGATCTTGCGCGTGTGGTGACAAAGGATCAGGCCGGCATCGGGCGCGACAGCGTCGCGCAATGCCTCGATGCGCTCCTGCAGGAAGAAGAGCATCGCCGTGTTGTCGTTCTCGCCACCGCCGTCCGGGCCGCCATCGAAGAGGTTACGGATCGGATCGATGCAGAGAATGTCGGGTGCGCCGTGTCCGTAATGAGCACGGGCGGCAGCGACGGCGAGAGCGACGCCGCCGGCGTCGAGCAGCATGCGCACCTTGGGCGTGGCGACCAGATTGTGGCGCGCTGTAGCCAGGAGAGCGGGATCGACCCGGATGGCCTGGAGACGCTCGCGGAGGTAGTGGTACTGGATCTCGGCTTGCAGATAGAAGATCCGCAACGGCCGGCTCGGCGCGAAACCGAGGAACGGCACGCCTGCCGCCATATGAACGAGCAGGCTGATGAGGAAGTCGCTCTTGCCGACCTTCGGCGCGCCGCCAAGCACCAGCATCCCGCCCGGCGTCAGCAAGCGCGGAGCGATGATGTCCTCCGGCATCGGGCTCAGATCATCGAGAAGCGCGCCGAGTGTGAAGGCCGGCAACGCCGACATGGGTGGGGCGGAGAGCCGCTCGAGCGCTGGCCCATGGCGTTCCTCGTGCAGTCGCCAAAGGCGCTGCGCTTCCGAGGCGAGTCGGTCGAGCGGCCAGCTGGGACGAAGCTGGGCGGCGTTGTATTGACAGATCGCCTCCCAGGCCTCATCGCGGCTCATGCGGCCTTCGTGGGCCATCCGCACATAGTGACCGATCGCAGCGCTTGCGCCCTGAAAGCGCGACCAGTCGTCCGCGCCACATTCGCGGACCGGCGTTTTCAGGATCTCCTCGATTGATGGTTTGTCGGCCGCTGATCCTGGCTCGGAACCAACACCCGCCAGCGGCGGCATGTCCGCGACAAGTTCAGCGAAATCGCCCAGATGGACCTCTACCCGAGGGCTGTGGCGGCGGATGTTGACCAACCGTCTGAAACCGCCCTTGTGATAGACCGAGCCGGCCAAACGGATGGGTTGGTGGGCCGAACGGAAATGGGTGTCGCCGCCAACCTTGACGGCGATGTCGCCGCGCAGCCGACAAAGGAGCGCGAGGTCCTTGCCCTCGGCCGGTTCGCTCAAGCGCCACCAGACATGGAGCTTGTCCAGACCATCCGGCGTGCGGCCACCGCTTTCGACGAGCAGCGTCGGTTCGCCGAGATGCCGGATGAGATGATCGAGTTTGGCTGTGATGTCGCCCGCATCAAGATCGACCAGAACGGTCTGCATTTGCCGGACGTCGGCGGCCTTCGCCTTGCCAGTCTCAGCGACTGTGCCCGGCACAACATAGAATGCCGCGCCCTCGCGCGCCGCCCAGCCAGCGAAGGCGGTCGCTTTCTCGAGCAGACTGGCGCCGATCTCGATCCAGGCGTTATGGGGGCGGCCGTCGATGCCCTGGCCCTTGTCGACGAAGCCCCGCAGCGGCACCCAGCCCTCGCAATAGCCGAAGACGACGTCGAGAAAGATCGCGATCTGCTCGGGATCCGGCTCGATATCGAAGGGATCGGGCTGCGGCGCGGCGTCGTTGAAATCCCGCCATGCATCGAGGGAGACGACCTTGTTCCCACTCATGCCGGCAGCCCCCAGCAGCGATCCGCCCACGGGCACATCCGGCACTCGTGAAAATCGCGCGTCGTGGCGATGCGGGGGAGCAACTCTCCTGCGTCCGTTGCCTGCAGGATCCGCAGGCCGCGGTCGCTCATGCGCTGGGCGAGGCCTGCGTCGAACGGCACGAGCTCGTGGTGGAGTTCGGCGGTGTCCTTGTTGATGGCGGTGAACAGCGCCGGATTAGCGGAGATGCCCGGCACCTGCGCTTCCATATAGGCCTGGTAGAGCGCGATCTGCGCCGCGTAGACGGGCTTCATCACGACCACGCCCTTGGCCACAGTCTCGCGCCAGTTCTTGGCGTTCATCGTCTTGCATTCCCAGAGCGCCGGAACCTTGATCTGCAGCGGCTTTGGTGCAGCGGCGATGATCCCGTCGACATGCCCGCGAATACGTCCAGCGGCGGCGGAGAAGCCGAATTGCTCCCCGTCCGGGTGATTGCCCTTGCGAGTGTAGAGATCGAACCCGGCACCGCGCAGCCACCGGATTGCGAGGTCTTCGAGCGCGTGTCCGATCTCGAAGATCCGCAGTGTCCGGCCGCCGAAATCGGCGCCTTCGTCCTTCGAAGCTCCGGCAAACTCGAACTGCAGGGCGCGCTCGCAGGCGTGTCCGAGGCGAGAGCCCCCGAGATAGGTTCGTGGCGGAATTGCCGCTCGTTCAGCGACGATCGCCTGGTCGATGACCGTGTTGATGTGTTCCGCGCAGGTGGCGCGGTGATTGTAGTCGAGCATCAGAACGGCACCTCCGCTTCGACGCTCGCCGCCATCCCGTGCATGGCGTCCTGAAAGCCGCCAACGGCGACCTCGATGAGCGTCAGCACCTGCGCCTCTGAGAGGTCGGAGAGGCGCGCTTGCCAGCCGATCTCCTCCATGATTTCGGCGAGCGGTTTGATGGCGGCGCGGATCGCTGCCTTCTCGTGTTCGGTGAGGTCAACCATGGCCCAGCGCTCCCGCGCCAGGCGCGTCCAGAAGCCTTGGCAAGCTATCGAGCAGAACCAGATCGCGGGGCGCGGATGCTTCGACCATACCGGATCGGACCATCCGAAGCCCCGAGTTGGCTGCCGACACACGGCGCAAAGTGTCCCACGCGGATGCCAGAGCCGCAGGCGACTGGACACGGACATGATCATGAGCACCCTCCATCACGCCGCCGCTCCGATCAGTGCCTCGGGATCAGCGTCGGCGGCCTCGAAGACGAGGGAGCGGATGGCATCGCGGTTGAAGCGGAAGGACAGCAACGCCGAGGCCTGGTAGCGGGTGAGCCCAAAGTCCTGCCGGTATTCGGCCGGCAGGAAGGCGAGTTGCCGGCTGGTCGGCGGCTCATTGAGCCAGCGGCGCGTCTTGTGGGCGCTCTCGTCGCTCTCATGCTCGTTGAGCCAATCGTCGGCTGCCGCGAGGCACACAGTGCGCTCTCCCAAGGCCAGCAGATGCGGCCGCTGCTTCTGCAGGCCGCCGACGCCATACCAGCGGCCGCCCAGGAAGAAGACCCCGCCCCACGCGTTGAAGCCGTTGGCGACAAGCGCAGCATCATCGCCGAAGAGATCGCACCAGCGGAAACTCGACCGCTTCAGGAGATCAATCTCCGACATCACGAAGTCGCCAAGCGGGGTTGCTTCGCTGCCTTCAGGGCGCTCCCAAAGATGACCGCACAGCGGGCACTCGGTGGTGGCGAGCGGCACAACGGCGCCGCAGTCGGGGCAATCCTTGGTCGGCACCTCGCCGGAGGGCTCTTGGCCGTTCAGGTCGACGTCCTGCTCCAGCGATCCATGGAGCAGCGTCGAGGTGCCAAAATCGAGCACGACGCAGTCGGTCTTGACGATGCCCGGATGCTCTTCGGGCGAGACCGTGCGCAGGCCCCGGCCGACCATCTGGATCATGGTGGACTTGAAGGAGCTCGGCCGCAGCAGCACTACGCAGCTGGTCGGCGGGTGATCCCAGCCTTCGGTCAGGACCGCCACATTGACGACGACCCGCAGGTCACCAGCTGCATAAGCCGCGAGGGTGGTCCTGCGGTCCACATCGCTCATGTCGCCGTGGACTAACCCCGCCGCGATGCCCGCCGCGTTGAAAGCGTCAGTGACGTTGCGGGCGTGGTCGACGGTGGAGCAGAACACTACTGTCTGGCGCTCGCTGGCCTTCTCCTGCCAATGTCGAATGACCGCTTCGGTGACCGGCGAGCGATTCATGATCGCGTCGACCTCGGCCATGTCGAAATCGTCGGCGGTGCGGCGCACTCTGGTGAGCTGATCCTGGACACCAACATCGATGACGAAGGTGCGCGGCGGCACGAGGTGGCCGGAGGCGATCAGCTCCCCGATGCGGATCTGGTCGGCGACGTTCGAGAAGACCGGGCGCAGCCCGCGCTTATCGCCCCGGTTGGGCGTAGCGGTAACACCATAGATGCGGCACATCGGATTGCGCTTGAGCGCGGTGTCGATGATGCGCCGATAGCTGTCCGCCGCCGCGTGATGCGCCTCGTCGATCACCAGGAGGTCGAGCGCAGGGATCTGATCGAGGTTGCTGGCGCGTGCCAGCGTCGGCACCATCGCAAAGGTGACCTGTCCGCGCCAGGATTTCTCGCTGGCGTCGACGATTGAGGTGGCGATCCTCGAGTTCACACGACCAAACTTGCTGCGGTTCTGAGCTGTCAACTCGTCGCGGTGGGCAAGCACGCACGCCTTGGCTTCGGTCTCGGCCACCATGCGCCCCGCGACCGCAGAAAGCATGATCGTCTTGCCCGCTCCGGTCGGGGCGACGCCGAGAGTGTTTCCATGCTCTTCGAGCGCGCGGACGCTGCGCTCGACGAACTGCTTCTGGCGGGGGCGCAGCAGCATGGCGTGCTCCTCACTGTGCCCAGGAGGGGCGCACCCCCGGCTGCGGCGTCGAGGACTGGGGAACAAAAGCTGGGGGCTGCGGCGGCGCCACCGTGCCGGCCGCGCCCATGATGGCAGCGTATTCCTTGTGGTCCGGCGTCACCGCCGCACGAACCTCGTTCTTCTCGTCGCCATTGGTGTCCGTGCCGATGTCGATCTTGGCCACGAACTCGAGCCCGTCGAGATCGGCGAAGCTGCTGATGCGGCGGGCGGACTGCGCCTGTGCGGAAATGTCCTTGTCCGAGATGCCGCGTGCCGAGTTCAGCATGCCGCGGATAAGGCTACGCCCCATGTTTGCCCAATCCGGACCCTTGGGGCTGTAGAGCCCGATCAGGGTGAAGATCTTCCGTCGGGCATAGGGTCCTTCGAGCACCGTGAACTCGCCCGAGAGATAGACCGAACCGGTCGTTCCCCGTGTGGCGTATCCACCGGTCCAGCCCTGCGCTGGGTCGTCGAAACCGCCCGGGCGGATCGTCAGGCGGACCTTGGCCAGCGTGCCCTTGGGGATGATGTTGGTGTTCTGCTTGGCGTCGTTGAAGTCGTTCCAGGATCCAGACATGACTGGGCTCTCCTCGTTCAGACGGTTTCGGAATGGGTGGGGGTGTCCGTGGTCGGGGCGGCGGCCGGTGATGGGCTGCGATAGTCAAGCCGCTCGGAAGCGGGTTTCACCGGGCCGCGGATCTTCGCCATGAGACGGCCGAGATGCGGCTCCTCGACAGACAGGAGCCGGCCGGAGCGGTCCTTCGCCGGGAAGTTCCAGGGATTGATGGTCTGGCAGACAAAGGCTCGGTAGGGCGTGCCCGCCTGGTCCTTGATCTCGGCCATCGTCAGGACTTCATCGACGATGCCGGGGAGCTCGAGGCCGGTCTTGGACCCGTCGATCTGAGCCGAGAAGACGCGGCGGTTGAAGTCGTCAAGCTTCTCGTCGAGGATCCCGACGAACCAGACGTTCTTGGTTCGCGTGTGCTGCAGATGGGTAAGCCACGCGATCATCTCGCGGCCGTGCAATCCGTATGCGCCGCGGATGTCGGGCTTGCCGGTCTTTTCTGAAAAGGCTTCCGGCTGACCCTTGCACCATTGGAAGCAGAGCCTGGCCGCAACGGTGATCGAGTCGATGAATATGGTCTGGTAGCGGTCGAGCCCTAATGGATCGCCGAAGCGATCGCACACCGCAGCGTGGTGTGCGTCGCTGTAGACCTGATCGTCCCGGAGGGCCGGATTGGGCCCGCCGATGAAGACGGCGAAGTCGCGGCATTCGGCCCATGTACGCGGTCGGACGCTGTCACCGGACCAACCTTCGATGGCGAGGTCGCCCGCCTCCAGATCGATGAAGAGCGTGGTGGCGGGATCGAGCGTCCACAGCAGACTGGTCTTGCCGATGCCGGACTTGCCGAAAATCGCGCCCTTGATGCCACGCGGTTCGGCGAGCCGCTGATCGGCCGAAATGATGGGGAGGGTCATTTCATTCCTCCCCGGCCCGGATGAGCCTGAAGGTCATCTTGCCAGTGCGAACCGTACGAGCCGGTTCGAAGATCTTGCGGATGTGGGAGGGCCAGGCTGCGTAAGCGCGCTCTGTGATGTCGAATTTCGTCCTGACGTATTCGGCAGGGTCTTCGCCAGCGGCTCTGATCTTCTCGACGAGTGCAGCAAGGATATGCTGATCCCAGTCGACCCTCTTGGGCGTCGTGACGGCGACGACGACGCCATCTTCGTCCGCAAGGCGTACCGTGCCGGTGTCCTTGGCAGCTTCGAGGCGCGCCATGGCGGCGCGGTCGGTGTATTTGAGCGCGATGGCCCCGTTGAGCCACTCGTTGATAGCCTCGGCGGCGCGCAATCGTTCGCCGGCATCCTCCTGCAGAAGCGCCAGTTGCTCGGCGGGCAGAGCGGCGATGTCGCCGATCGGCATGAGCCCGAGCTCGTCAAGTGAAATGTTGGAATCTCTCATCGCCGCACCCGTCACGCCGCAGGATTGGTGAAGGTGCGAGCGGTGCTCGCGCGCATCTGCTCGCGCTCGTACTCCTCGATGTCCTCGAGCCGGTACACGACGCGGCCGCCCAGCTTGACAAAGCGCGGGCCTTCGCCCGTCCAGCGCCACCGCTCAAGCGTCCGGTGCGAGATGTTCCAGCGCGCAGCCAGATCAATTTGATTGAGGTGTTTCGTAGCCATCTGTCTGTCCTTCGGTTCCAGTCGAAAACCTGCGGAGAGGATGGCGAAGGATCAGAGTTGCGTCGTCGGGACGGAAAGTGGATCGTCAGGGGATCAAATAGGATGATTTTCCCATGCCAAGGGGGATGGCTGGGGGATGTGGATCAGACAAACCAGGCCCGTTGAAAGCGAAAAGCCCGGCTGAACCGGGCTTGTGGTGGGGGATCAGGAGAACTTGATGTTGAGCCGATATCGGCCGCGCCGATCGGACTGGATAAGCTTGCGCCATTCCGGCTGTGTCTTGAAGAGATCAGACAGTCGGGTGCAGGAGGAGCCGGCATCCGCCAGCACCGCCTTGCCGTGCTGCCAGGGACGCCCGCTCATGGCAGCGTCGTGGAGGATTTTCACGACGCGAGCCTGGAACTGCCCGAGCATGTAGGTTCGGTCTCCAAGGGTGACCTCGCTGAAATCATCCCGTTGCTCGAAGACGATCTCGGAGCCGCGGCCGGCGCCCGCCAGTCCGTGCTTGGCTTCAGCACGATCCCGCTCATCTCGCCTGACAACCAGTTCATCCTGCTTGACCAGGATGCCGTTCTCCGGCTGCAGCACTACGCAGTAGCGGTCGGAGGGAGCATCGAAGCGCTCGACCCGCAGCGTGCCCTCGTGGAACAGACGATAGGCGTCATGAGCCCTAAGATCCTGAAGCCCGTGGAACAGACTCTGGTCCTCCGGAATGCTGCACCAATGGCCCTTGTCCACCTCCTCGTAGCAGCCCTGTTCCAGGCGAACGCCATAGAGGCGCACGGAAACTTTCAGCAGGCCGTTCTCGGCAAGGTACACCAGATCCCGGTGAGGTAGCTCCCACCGCTCCTCCAGCTCTTCGAGCGCAAAGTACTCCTTCTCGATGCCTGCCATGCCACGGACTCGCCCACTACCATTCGTTCCGGATTTGTTCTATTTCCTTGACGCGGACGAATCAATCCGTCTATGTCCACATTATCCACATACTGGATGGACCCAATGCAGATGAAGCTCGCCGAACGGCTCAGGGCACGCGCTCAACAGATGGCGATGAACGCGCGCGAAGTTGCGGAGAAGGCCCGGGTCAACCGGTCGTTCGTCTACGACATTATGCGCGGACGCTCAGAGCATCCGAACCTGGAGAAGCTGGACAAGATCGCCAGGGTTCTGAAGGTCGACCGCAACTGGCTGCTGCACGGCAGGGGTGAGGTCGAAGGCGAAGAGCCCGTGATGGGCGAGGAAGCGGACGGGTTCGTTGCCATCCCCTCGGTCGAGGTCACTGCCTCGATGGGCGGCGGCAAGCTCGTCGCCGACGAGGTGGAAACCGGTGAGCCCTATCACTTCAAGAGCTCCTGGATCACCCATAGCCTGCGCGCCAACCCAGCGAACCTGAGGATCATGCACGTCGAAGGCGACAGCATGATGCCGACCCTTCATGATGGAGATGTCGTCCTGGTTGATCTCGGGCGCGCGCTCCCCACTCCACCCGGCATCTTTGTGCTGTTCGACGGAATGGGCCTGGTTGCCAAGCGGCTGGAGCATATTCCAAATTCCGACCCGCCACAGGTCCGCATCATTTCCGACAACACGTTCTATAGCCCCTATGAACGCACAGCCGAGGAGATCAAAATCATCGGCCGCATCAGGTGGTTCGGGCGAGAGATTTAATGGGGGAAGCGCAGTTGCCGGCATACACATCACAGCAGTTATCGCTGGAGCGGATCTACACGCGCGATGATCTGAGAGACATTTTCGGCATCACAGACGCAACGCTTAACACCGGGGTTTTCCGGCCAAAGGACACGTCCTCAGTCTGGCTCTTCATTACCGAGGAGAAGACGTCGGATCGTACGCAGTACCGCGACCGTCTCGAGGGAGAGACTCTGTACTGGCAGGGACAAACATCAGGCAAGACCGATGCACTTATCATCGAGCATCAGCCCCGCGGCCTCGAACTGCTAGTTTTCTTCCGCAGGCGCAAATACGAACACCCCGGCGCCGGCTTCCGCTACCTTGGTCCATTCACTTACGTCAGCCATTCGGGAAGTTCTCCGACAAGCTTCGTCCTCAGGCGGCAAAATCAGGAAATCGCTGTCATCAGACCCGAAGAGGCCGATGATGAAGCGTTCGATCCGTCCAGCGTGGATGATGCAAGGCAACGAGTGCTCCGCTCGATTGCACAGCGCCGCGGCCAACGTGCGTTTCGCGACGCTCTGATGAGCGCCTATGAGGGGCGCTGCGCGATGACCGGTTGCGCTATCGCAGACGTCCTCGAGGCGGCGCACATTTGTCCATATCGAGGACCGGCGACGAATGCCGTGTCGAACGGGCTTCTCTTGCGGACAGACCTGCACACGCTGTTCGATTGCGGCCTGATCGCCATCGACGCCATTTCGAGAACGATTCTGGTGTCTCCGCGGCTTAACGACAGCGAGTATGGCGAACTGCACGGCCGGAAACTGCGCTCGCCGCAAACCTCAGCTCAATTGCCGAGTGAGGCTGCCCTCAACATGCACCGAGCTTCAGCGGGGCTCTAACGCAGTCCTTGCCACGGTCGGCGCCGCTGCGCGATGTCATCGTTGCGCCCGCCGCCAGCCCGCGCTTTGCGCTTCCGCCTCGCTGCAGAACCAGCGCTCCCCATCGCGCTCCCGGATCCGTGTCCGCTCGTAGTCGTGCATGCCCGGAACATGGTAGATACGATTGCCGCTCCTGCTGATGTTGCCCTTGATCAAACAACCATTAGATGCAGGCGCCGTGAGCAATGGGGCGCTGGCCGGCAGACTACGCTGCTCAGCCCGCCATTCCCATGGGGGCTGAAATTCACCCTGCCAGATCCCTGCTTTCGCGGCGAAGGCCGCAGACTGCTCAAGCGCGTAGGCGCCACCGCTGTAGCGCGGCCAGTCCAGAGCCATTCCCGCCCGCACCAGCGCAGCTGCCACATTCACTCCGTCAGCCCGGAAGCAGTTGCCCACGAACCGCCCGTATTGATCCCGCTCCACGAACTCGCAGCGCAAGGGTCGAGACTCAGCAAGCAATTGGTCGAGAGCGCGTGCCGACATCGCTCCGCAGCGGTATGATTGTCCCTGATCGTCCTCGCAGAGCTGCGAGGATTCAGGCGCGTCTATGCCGTTGATCCTGATGCGCTCGCCGGCGATCTCGATCGTGTCGCCGTCGACAACCGAAGCGCGGCCAACCAGTGGCGGCACGTTCTCGTCCGCAACCAGGGAGTCTGCCGAACTTGCAACGAGCGCAAAACCGGCAAAGATAAACGGCAAGATTGCGCGTGGGATCATTGGCATGTTCTCCATCTTCTCCAAATGGCTTGAAAGACGACGAGAGTTGAGACGGCTTTGTCGGGATGACGCACGCCAACTTGTAGAGCGGGATCCCCTTACCGCCTATTATGATGCCCAACGCGCCGCCGCCCGGGCCCGCTTTGCCGGCGATGGCCCTGCTTTCCTTCATTGGGCGCGTGTCGCCGCGGAGGTTGCGCGAATCAGCCAGGCGCCAATGAACTTCGGAAACGTACAGGCGATCGTTGACGAGGAGGAGCGCCGCGCCCGCCAATGAGACTTGCGCACCTGTTTGAATAATTTCTACGCGTTGCGCTAACATCCTGATAGTGCTTGTATTCTATTTCATCACCGGTACCGTTCGCTGATCATCTCCTCTTGCGAACGGTCTCATGCAGGACACTCGATTCGGTCCGAACCCGCTGTCGCCCTCACAGATGTCGACGGGTGAACGCCTTGATGTACTCGCTAGCATCCTTGCTGCGGGGCTGAGGCGTATTCTGACAGAACAGTCCAGTTCTTTACTTGCAGCCGGCGAAGACAGTTCATTCGACATTCTCGCCATCAAACGCCGTGTTGGTCGTCGCAAACCGAGCAACCGAATTGGAGAGCGATGATGCAGGGTATGACCGGAGGGAGCGAGGCCGAGCCAGGACAACCGCGCGACGGCGCCGCGGCGGACGCGAGCGTGATTGCGCAACTGACGGCGATTAAACGGATGACCGTGGTCCAGTTGAAGACGAAGTGGGAGAGCCTCTTCGGCGGGCCGGCCCCGAACAACAGCCGCAGTTACCTGGAACTGAGGCTCGGCTATCGGATCCAGGAACTGAGCCTCGGCGGGCTGTCGCGGGAAACGCGGCGGACGCTGGACCTGCTGGCCGATGAGATCGAGGGCCAAGCCAAGCACAGGTCCATCATCGCCGATCCCCGCAACCCGGTCGTCGGCACCCGGTTGGTGCGCGAATGGGACGGGGTGGAGCACACCGTCACGGTCATGAAGGACGGCTTCGACTGGCAGGAGCGGAAATTCAAGTCACTGTCGGCGGTGGCGAGGGCGATCACCGGCACGCAGTGGAACGGCTACCGCTTCTTCGGTCTCCGCGAAGCTCGGAGGGACAACCGATGAGCCGCTCTCAGGAAGCAGTCGCGATCATGCCGCGCCGCCAGCGCTGTGCCATATACACCCGCAAGTCGAGCGAGGAAGGGCTCGACATGGAGTTCAACAGCCTCGACGCCCAGCGGGAGTCTTGCGAGGCCTACATTGCCAGCCAGCGCTCGGAAGGCTTCGCCGCCATCCGTGAACGCTATGATGACGGCGGCCATTCCGGTGGCACGCTGGAGCGGCCCGGACTGAAGCGACTCATTCAGGACGTCGAGGCCGGCTTGATCGACGTGATCGTGGTCTACAAGATCGACCGGCTGTCGCGCTCCCTGATGGACTTCGCCAAGCTGGTTGAGATCTTCGACCGCAATCAGGTGACCTTCGTGTCGGTCACACAATCGTTCAACACCACGACGTCGATGGGCCGCCTGACGCTGAACATCCTGCTCAGCTTCGCTCAGTTCGAGCGGGAGGTGATTGGCGAGCGCATTCGCGACAAGGTCGCCGCAAGCCGCAAGCGTGGCATGTGGATGGGCGGCCATGTCCCGCTCGGCTACGATGTGCACGACCGTAAGCTGGTGATCAACGAGGCTGAGGCCGCGACGGTCGGGATGATCTTTGAGCGGTTCGTCGCCATCGGCTCCGCCACGACGCTGGCGAAAGCGCTGGCGGCGGAGGGCGTGCTGAACAAGCGAGGCAAGCCGATCGACAAGGGCTTCCTCTACAAACTGATCAACAACCGGGTGTACCTCGGCGAAGCCGTCCACAAGGGCACGGCCTATCCCGGCGAGCACGAGGCCATCATCGATCAAACTCTGTGGGACAAGGTGCACAGCATCCTGCAGGAGAGCCCGCGCCTGCGGGCGAAGAACACGCGCCGCCAGACGCCGGCCCTGCTGAAAGGGATCATCTTCACTGAGATAGGCACGGCGATGACGCCGACCGCGACGAAGAAGGGGACGCGCCTCTACCGCTACTACGCGTCCATGGACTTGATACGAAACCGCCCGACCGGCGACGCCTCTGGCCCGCTGCGCCTGCCCGCCGGAATGGTCGAGAACGCCGTCGTTGGCGAAATCCGTCGCATGATCCGCGCGCCCGAGATTGCGGCTCGAACGATCAAAACCCTTCGCCAGGAGAACTCAACCGTGGATGAGAAGGCGGTCGTCAAGGCGCTCAGCGAGTTTGATCAGCTCTGGACGGCGCTTTATCCGGCAGAGCAGACCCGCATCGTACAGCTTCTGGTCGAGCGGGTGACCGTCGGAAAAGGCGGCATCGCCATTGATCTTCGCCACGAGGGGCTGGGCTCGGTCCTGCGGGACATGATGGCCCCCCGCCAGCCGGAGGCATGCGCATGACCGGCAAGACGGACACCATCCGCGTCGTCATTCCCCTGACGATCCGCAGACGCAACGGGCGGCCGAGGATCCTGCCCCCCGACGAGGTAACGGTCCGGGCCGGCCGGTCACAAGACCCTCATATACTGCGCGCAATCGCTCGCGCATGGAGCTGGCGACGGCAGATAGAGTCCGGTGCCGCTTCCACCATTCAGGACATCGCCACCGCCGAAAAGGTCTCCGACCGGTTCGTGAGCCGAATGATGCGGCTCGCCTATCTGTCACCGGAAGTGCTCGAACACCTCGTAATCAGGCGTTTGCCGCCGGCGCTCTCGCTCAACGATCTGGTCGCGGTCGCGGAGCGGCCTTGGGCGGAGCAGACGGCGGTGGTGTTTGGCACGGCATTCGATTTTTTGCCATGAGGGCAGCTCTCGTTCCGGTCCCGGTCGATTGGCGTCGACAAGCTGGCACCCGAAAGCGGCCACGCATGACGAAGCTTCGGTGCCCAGAACGTCTTTCTTGCGAATCTGCTATCGGCAGCGAGCAGTTAAATGGTATTGGCGGCTATCGGCAAACTCGACCTGAGATGCTTTGCCCGTGACTCCGCGTTATTCCCCGCGAACCGACGCGCTGCTAATGGTTGAACTACGGGAGGCAGCGTATGATCACCAGAGGGCACTTCATCGGCGAGATCGTCGACGCGCTGAGCGACATCAAGGGACAGGTTTCAACACGCGGCAAGTTGGGTCTCACCGACCTGAACAGGTATCTCGAGGACTTCTTCAAGGTGATCCTTAATCACCTCTGCACGCTGTCGCTCGAGAACCTAAACGCCGAGCGCAGCAATTTTCCGGGCCTCGACCTGGCTGACAAGGCCAAGGGTTGGGCGTTCCAAGTGACTGCCGAAAGGACCTCAAAGAAGGTCAATGAGACGCTTGAGAAGATCACGGACGAGCAGATCAAGGACTTCCAGAAGATTAAGGTTCTGGTGATCGGCGTGAAACAGGGAAGCTATTCCCTCGACCCCGACCATTGCGCCCGCACGGGCTTCACCGAAGCTGACATCTGGGACGTCGACGACCTCTGCAAGCGATGCATGGACCTCGAGGCGGACGTGCTGCAGACGCTCTATAACCACATAAGGTCGGAAGTCGTTCGGGTGCGCATCGAGCTGGAGCTGCCCGACACCGAAGGCAACTTCCCGACGAGCGTGCTCAGATACATCGAGGAGGTGCCACGGCCACGCATGTCGGACCTGGCAGTGTACCGGAAGTTCGTCGCGGACGAAGGTCTTGGGGAGTTCGCGATAGAGGCCGATAACGACTTCAGGAAGCTCGCCTCAGCGCTTGTCAAGCTGCCCCGGATCACTCGGGAGTTCCTAGCAGTGATGATCGAGCGGCGGGAGAGGGAGAGAAGGCGCCGGTTTGGGGGGAGCGACCAGATGGAGATCAACGCGGATAGGCTCGCTAGGATTTCTAGCTATCCCGATACCGAAGGCGAACTGCGGCTGCTTGAGACCTACGCCTTCATCTATTTCGACGAGCCAACCGAGCGGCAGGAAAGCGGGTACTGGCGGATTGGATTCCCAGAAGTTTCCGACCACTTCGAAGACATGTTCATAGACTACGTGGAGAAGAAGGGGATCCCGCTGACGCGGCCGCTGGTCAGCCTCGACTTCAGCGACTTCTAGGGACTAGCGGAACTCTGGCGGAAGAAGCGACAGCGATGATGGGGATCCCTCCGCATGCAACATCGTGGGTGCCGGACGTATTAACTGCGGTATTCGGGGGCTAGGACGAGGGCGATAGACATGATATCAATTCATGCCACGGTATTTCGGCAAGGATCTGCGCGCCGTGGACACACATAAAGACTATGGGGACAAGCACCTCTGTCTTGTGAAATGGCTTGTGCCGCTTTCCATCGCCGTCCACGTCGAGAATGTTCCATTCGTCGTTGTACGGACTGACGGGAAGACGTTTCTCTAGCGCAGTTATCACCTCGAACTTCGCAGCATTGAGGGACTTGTAGCTCGCAACGGCCCTTATCCACAGAGCGCAGATTGCAATCCCAGCACTCGAGACGGCCCATGTGCCCAGGTGTCCAAAGGCGGACTGAGATAGGTAGGCCGCGCCACCGATGATCGCAGTGTTTACAGTTAGATAGAAAGAGTTCGCCGATTGGCGGCGCTGGCTGACGCGGTCAGCCATCTCCACGAGCATCTTATAAATCTCGAGGACATCCCTATCCTGGGAAGTGCTTTCTGGCTCCCCGGCCAATGAAACTACCTCCTATTGCCCAACCGCCAGACGGCGTTGATGATCGGTTGCTTATTCCAACCTACGGCCTCATCAGCCGCCTCAGCTACTACTGAGGATGCTCGCTTTTGCGCCCATGGATCAACCGCGACGATCGGCTTGCCGTATAGTTTAGCCCCGTCGATCTCCTTTCCGATCCATTTGCTGTGGTTCGCGTACATACCTGTCGGGATCACCACCACATGGCTATTCAAGATGCGCTCGTAGATCGCCTGTTGAAGGGCCGCCTCGTTCGGCGCGAAATGGATTGGGTTGTCCCGTGGCACCGAGGTGTTGAAGAAGTGGATGCGCTGACCATCCACCGACCATACCTCATCAAAAATCCACTCTGCGAGCCGGTCATAGTGTCCAGAGTAAGACCACGAATGGCTGATAAAGACGTTCATTGTCCCACTCCCTATACTTGCCAGACTGACCAGTTCTCTTGGTGCACCCCTTTACCAAAGCTTGGGGGCCTCGCCACTTTTCTTGTATGCTGACCGGACCCGATCAACCCATTCGGACAGAGGCTGCTTCCACATATCAGCCTGCAGGTCGGGAGGATCATTCAGGTTGAATTCGGGCATCGACAGCTCCATTGCGCCTCTATCAAGCAGCCCTTCGTCAAGCACGCCAGCTTCCCGCCAGACGAGAAGAGGCAATCCCAATTGGTAGCCCATGGCGGGTTCTATCTGGCAATACGGACTGCTGAGCCAAACGTCGGAGCGACAGACTTCCTTCTCGCCTAGGTCGGAATGCGGGCGGTCAGAACCGACTTCTACGTAGGTTTTCCGAAAAGCTAGCGTGATCAGCCCGAAGCTGGCAGCCAT